GACTATTAAGGCAGAGATTGTATCTGCTGGTTCTATGGCTCTTGAGAATGGAGAGAAGCAGTCTATCTATGCTGACAGCGTAGTCATTCGTCCATTCCTGCAACGCTTTATGTACCAGCGTTATGATAGCAACAAGAAGAACTATCAGAAGTCTGTGATGGCTGACTCGCTGAACATTGACTTGAAAGATAACTGTGGTACGTTTAACTGTGGTAAGCCTAGTGGATACATCCAAGACTTTGATGCGTTGTCTGATGACATGAAGGCTCTTATTCGTTCTATCAAGCGCACTCGCGTTATCTTTGGTACTGTTACAATGAATGGTACTACAGGAGATGGTACGTCTATGGACATTGAAAATCTACCCTTTGTATGGGACGTTGATACGAAGGAAGGTTTCAAGAATGTGGGTGAAGCATTTGGTCGCCTTGCACGTCAGAATCGTCTACCCATTAGTCACGCTATGAACGTATCAACAGAGAGCCGTAGCGCACCTAATGGTCCTTACTATGTGCCTATCTTTGATATTGACATGTCATCGCATTTTGAAATCACCGATATGGACCAAGAGTTGATGGGTGAGTTTATGGGGCAGGTTGAGTCTCACAACAAGTGGGTAATGGGTGAATGGGAAAAGTCCTACAAGGACAATACACCAGAGCCTGAGTCTGATATTGTAGATGACTTCATCACTGTTGAGGAAGCAGACCTTGACTGATATCAAGCATCCAGCAGAACTGGCGTTGCACAAATATCTTGAGCGTGTGGTAAATGGCAAGGCAGGTTTCTCCAAAGAGACTGCCATCCAGATATCACGTGATATTCAAGACGCTGTGCTTCGCCAGTTTGGGCGTGGCAAACGTAATCAGTTTAGGCTACGCATGTCCAATGTTGGCAGACCATACTGCCAGCTTTGGTTCGATAAAAATAAACCAGAGGCAGCACTACCAAAGCCAACAACATTTGTAATGAACATGTTGCTTGGGGATATCATCGAAGCTATCTTCAAGGGTCTGTTGAAAGAGGCAGAGGTAAAGTACATCGACTCAGAGAAGGTAACACTTCGTACAAAAAATGCTGAGATTGATGGTACATTTGACCTTGTAATTGATGGTGCTGTTGACGATGTTAAGAGTGCATCTGATTGGTCGTACAAGAATAAGTTTACGTCCTATGAGGTGTTGAAAGACAACGATGCGTTTGGCTATGTTGGTCAGCTTGCAGGTTATGCAAAAGCCACTGGACAAAAACCTGGTGGCTGGTGGGTAATCAATAAGGCCAATGGGCAGTTCAAGTATGTACCTGCTGACATTGACCTTGAGTCTGAGATTCAAAAGATTGAAGACCTTGCTAACAAGCTGAGAGCAAACGAGTTTGAGCGTAGCTATGAGCCACAGCTTGAGACATTCAGAGGCAAAGAGACTGGCAACAAAGTCTTGTGTAAAGAGTGTACATTCTGTGACTATCGTTATACTTGCTGGCCTAATGTGCAGGAACTACCTGCTGTTAAGTCACAGGCCAAGGAACCAAAGATGGTTCATTATGTAGAACTAGTAGAGGAGAAGATTGATGGAGAATGAACTTGAAACACTTGCTGAACAAATTCAGGAAACTGAACGACATCTGGCAGAACTTCGCAAAGAGTATAGGGAACGGAAAACAGCCGGACTCCGCGCAGCAATTGATGCACGTAATGACGCAGATAAAGTCCTTCGTGAAGAACTTAAAGCACTAGGCTATCGTGATCCTATGGACTTCTGGCGGGGCCGTGCGCTGTAGTGTTTAATAACAAACAATTTCGTGCAGCACGGAAGCATGGGTATCGTAGTGGTCTAGAACTTGCCGTCAGTCAAAGCCTGACTGAACTCAAGATTAACTTTATCTATGAAGGCATCAAGATTGAGTGGGAAGACCTAGCCTACAGGACGTACACTCCTGACTTCGTGCTGCACAATGGCATCATCATTGAGACAAAGGGTATGTTTACAGCAGCCGATAGGCGTAAACATCTTGCTATCAAAAAGCAACACCCTGAACTAGACATTCGTTTTGTATTTGAAAACAGTCGTCGCAAACTAAGGAAGGGGGCAAAATCTTCATACGGAGAGTGGTGTAATAAATATGACTTTAGGTACTACGATAGAATCATTCCCGAAGATTGGCTAAAGGAAAAGGGGAAGAACAAACACCCCAAGTTTATAGCCTTTAAAGGCACAAAAATGAAAGGAGTCTATCGTGGAAAGTCCAGTAGAAAATGAAGATTTTTTGATTAGAATACGGCCAACCTTTTCAAAAGGCGGTGAGTGGACAGGAGATGCACAAGTGTCTGTTGTTACATCTAGAGATAATGAGTTGACAGACGAAGTGTTTCATGGTATGGAGTTATTTGTAATGATGCTCTTGGCTTCTCTGCCTGTTATGGAACAGGATGAATATGTTCGTGACCAAATCTATAAGTATGTAGAGAATAACTCAGAAGAGTTTTGGACAGACAATGACCCAATGCTTGATGAGGAAGAGGACATGGTTATTGTAGAGAGGGACGAGGACAATATTATTCGACTTACATTCACAACCAAAACGAAAGGAGAGGCATGATGAGGCACGAAGAGTATATGAGACAAGCAGCACAACAATCAGATATGGTCAATAGCCCACCTCACTACAACAAGACTGGTATTGAATGTATTGACGCCATTCGTGCTGCCACAGGTGATGGCTATGAGTATTACCTGCAGGGCAACATCATCAAGTATCTGTGGCGTTATCGCTACAAGAATGGTACAGAAGACCTCAAGAAAGCACAGTGGTATCTCACCAAGCTGATAGAGGAAGTAGAAGGCTACTATGATGAGAGTTAAGGTTTATGTCAATCTGGTGCTGGACCCAGAAGAATATCCAATGCCAGCAGATGAAAACCCAGCCGAAGAGTTGGAAGAAAGCCTAGAGGATTACTTTCATGAGATGGAAGGTGTATCAGTAAGAAGTATTAAAATAACAACGGAGTGACACAATGAACAACTATTTGCCTACAGACTATCAAAACTTTATCGCACTTTCAAGATACGCAAGGTGGAAAGAAGACGAGCAACGTCGTGAGACATGGCCTGAAACTATAGCGCGTTACTTTGATTACATGGAGAGTCATCTGGACAAGAAGTACAATTACGTACTTGACGATACGCTACGTGGTGAACTAGAGACTGCCGTTCTTAATCAAGACATCATGCCAAGCATGAGAGCATTGATGACTGCCGGTCCTGCGCTTGACCGTTGTCATGTTGGCAGCTACAATTGCTCCTATCTACCCGTGGACAATACTCGTGCATTTGACGAAACGATGTATGTCCTCATGTGTGGCACTGGTGTAGGCTTCTCTGTAGAAAGACATAATGTAGAGAAGTTACCTATCATCAACGAAACGATGCACGAAACTGATACCGTCATCAAGGTTGGCGACTCCCGTCCTGGCTGGGCCAAATCCCTTCGTGAACTCATCTCTCTCCTATACGCAGGGCAAATCCCCAAGTGGGATGTCAGTGAGGTTCGCCCTGCTGGCGCACGTCTCAAGACCTTTGGTGGACGTGCTAGTGGCCCAGCCCCATTGGAAGAACTGTTTAAGTTCTGTATCCAAAAGTTTAAGGGTGCTGCAGGTCGTCGTCTGTATCCTATCGAATGCCATGACATCATGTGTAAGATTGGTGAGGTCGTAGTTGTTGGTGGTGTACGTCGTTCTGCCCTGATTAGTTTGTCTAACCTGAATGATGACCAGATGGCACATGCAAAGTCTGGTGTATGGTGGGACGAGCCTGAGAAAAATATCTATCGTGATGGACAACGTGCGCTGGCTAATAACAGTGTGGCCTATAAAGAGAAGCCACAGATGGGTACATTTATGCGTGAGTGGCTTTCACTATATGAAAGTCATTCGGGTGAGCGTGGCATCTTTAATCGACAGGCAGCAAAGAAACAAGCTGCAAAGAATGGGCGTCGTGATACAGAGCATGACTTTGGATGCAATCCATGTAGTGAAATCATCCTGCGTCCATATCAGTTCTGCAATCTGTCAGAGGTTGTGGTGCGTTCGTCTGATACACAGCAAACACTGACAGAGAAGGTTCGCCTTGCCACAATTCTTGGCACGTTCCAGTCCACTCTGACAGACTTCAAGTATCTGCGTAAGATTTGGAAGAACAACACTGAAGAAGAACGACTGCTTGGGGTGTCACTGACAGGCATTATGGACAATCAACTTATGGCTGGTAGGTCTGCACATCTTGGTATGAACATTGGTGCAACACTAAATGCACTTCGGGAACAGGCTGTGGAGACAAATGCCATGATGTCAGAGATGCTTGGCATACCACAGTCTACAGCAATCACCTGTGTAAAGCCGTCAGGGACTGTCTCACAGCTTGTTGACAGTGCTTCGGGCATTCATGCACGTCACAACCCTTACTACATTCGTACGGTACGTGGTGGCAATGATGACCCTATTACGCAGTTCCTTATTGCTCAAGGTATTCCTGCAGAGCCAGATGTAACAAAGCCTGACAGCACTACTGTGTTTAGCTTTCCTATGCAGTCACCCCTTGGGGCAGTAACACGTTATCAAATGTCTGCTATTGAACAGCTTGAGTTGTGGCTTATATATCAGAGACATTGGTGTGAACATAAACCATCTGTTACTATTTCTGTCAAGGATGACGAGTGGATGGAAGTAGGTGCATGGGTTTATGAACATTTTGATGAGGTGTCGGGTATTAGTTTCCTGCCATTTAGTGAACACATTTATCAACAAGCTGTTTATCAAGATATTGATAAAGAAACATATGACGAACTCTACGAAAGATTACCAAAGAATGTTGACTGGTCAAAGCTACAAGAGTTTGAGAAGGAAGACACTACATCAGGTGGACGTGAGTTGGCATGTACTGCTGGGGTATGTGAGGTAGTGGACTTGAACGCATCGTGATTGAAGGGGCAGACATGCCTAGCTGGTGGCAGTGGTGGTTGTTATTTGCCATCACTGTCAACACCACAATCAATGTGATTGTATTTTTCAAGCACAGGTTTAGAAAGAAGGAGTAAACAATTACTTTAATGAGTAAGAAGAAAGGGAAGTTAGCGTGGAAGCGAGGGGATGGTTGGGTACAATACAACCCCCCTCGACATCACCCATGCTATGATGAATGGAGTAAAAAACGAGAGAAGGAAGCCAATGAACTTAGATCAAGAAGCAAAACAGTGGATGAAGGAGAAAAGTAACATGAAACAAAAAATGATACTAGCCTTGAAGAACCATGCAAAAGCAAGTGTCCATCTACACATGATGAACATTGAGGCATACTTTAATAATC